TTCACTCATTGGTATGTTGGTGGCAATTGCCAACTCAACCAATAATCTGCTTAGGCTTCCTGCTGGATGACTTTTGGGTCTGCATCACCGACTATTACATCGGCAACTGTTTCCATCCAAGCCTCAAATGGTTTAACTGGTTTTCCAGCAGCTTCGCGCTTGTGTGCGTTGTATGCTAAAAACATGAGATCCCACATGCCAAGTTTTTCTTTCGCTTGGCTTATGGTATGACCAGTTGATTTTTCCCACTTAGCCCACTCAGGCGGTTGGGCAATATATGTTGCTTGCTCGCCTGAGCTGTATTCAATTGTGATTGGTAACTTCATTGTTTGCTCCCGTTTCTATTTTTTAGGTAAATGTTTCGGTTACTGCGCCACCTGTGACTAGGAATTCGTAAGTAACTGTTTGTGCATCCATTCCTGATCCACCAACTGTTGGGTAACTTGGCTTAATTGGGAATGAGAATGATGCCCCTGTTGCACTTACTAATGTGATTGTAATATCTGTATCTGGTGCAGTATCGCAAGCAGTCCAAAGTGCCTCACATACAGAACTTGTCTTGCCCCAATCGGCTAACATTTCTAGTGCAAATGTAGCTGATACATTTGTGGTTTTGTAAGCCTCGCCATCAAGTGTCTGATAGGTCTGTCGCTCTAAAACCTTTGTCAAAATTGCGCTAGTCGCTTGCGCTTCGATGTCTGTTCCACCTGTGAAAGACAACGAAATATCGCGACCGGTTATTACTGTGGTTGCCATGATTTCTCCTTATGCGGTTTGTGTGTAGTAGGTAGAAACTCGAACATCTGCAATTAGCAGCGTGCTTGCTCCAACTTGTGTAACAGTAGGTCTTTCTACTGAACTGACAACATATCCAGTTGGGATAACTGCCAGAACGCTCATTATTAGTTGCTCGATGTTATCCAATGAAGCAGGATTGCTATTGTAAGCAACGGCAACTGAGATTGTGTAATTAAGTTTTGCGTGAATAGTAGATTTGTTAATTGTTTCTAATTCAATGTATGGACTATCTGGCACAACTACAACAGCTGGAGGAATTACTGTTTCAGGCACAAATGAATAAACATTTCCTGCAACGCCGGCAAGAGCTGTGGCTAATGGTGTGCGAACTGCTGATAGAATTGTGCTTGGCATTTATTGACACATACCTTCGGGATCAATGTATGAACCTAACAAACCTACGCATTTATTGAAAAGCGATCTACCCATGCGAAACGGGGTTGCAGTAAAATCTACTCCTTCGATTTGTCCTCCGCCGGCTAATCTTGCTTGAAATACTTCTACTGATACTGTGTAGATTGCTGACTGAACTGCTGCGTTTCCAACATAAGTTGTTGCATTTGATAAGGTAGCAGTTCCGGATGGAATGACATTAGCTTCCAATACATTTGCATTTGTGATCGATGCTGTAAAGGTAGTATCTGTAAGATCGCCAGCCAATACTGTGCGAGTTCCGTTGTATGGGCTAAGGCATCCGGCAATAACGACTGATTGGTTTTCTGTAAATTCATGTGTTCCTAATGTTGTAAATGTTGCAACATTATCTGTCAATGATGTTTTTTGCACAAAACTCTTATATTGTGCAAGCATTGGCAAAACAACTGTTTCTGCTGTGTCAATAATTTGATTTAAATAAGTGTCGTCATACAAGGCAGATGACACACCAAGCACACTTCGCAACTGTGCAGCTGTAATTATGGTTGGCATGTCATCTCCTTTAAGTCTCCCTAGAGCAACTGCCTGTGATCGGGAGCAACCACAGGCATGACCATTATTAGGTTAGGTTAAAGCGTCTAACTCCACCGGCAACAAGTGTCTTAACAGCCATGTAGCCGTAAAGCATTGTCTCAATTTCGCCAGTTGTAATGATGTTGGTAGAAAGTTGTAGAACTGGGCTTTCCATGATTGCAACAGCTGATGGCACAACAATAAATGCGCTCTCATCAATTGAAGTTGAAACAGCCTTGTTTGAAACATAAAGGTCAAGACCCATTACATTTCCGCGTAGTGATAATGGTGAAACTGCGCCAGCAGCATTCTGTGGATTTACAGCTGAGAATACTGGTCGCTTTGAACTGTCCTGTGCGCCAATTAGTAATCCCCATTGTGAAGTTCCAGCAATGTAGCGTGTTGCTAACTCACCAGTTGCAAGATATGCAGCAGGTGTTTCTGTCTTTACGAATGCAACAATTCCATCAAGATCGGCTGATGTTGCTGTTCCTGCTGTTCCGCCTGATGTTAATTCTGCAATTACAGCAGCCTCAGTTGCCTGAGCATAAACTCGGCGCATGTTTTCCAACATCGCCTGATAGAAACTTGGATCAGCGCGATCAAGAATTTCAACGCTGTAGCGTTGCAAACCTTTGTAGGCTTTTACAGTTGCATCAACATAGGATGAAACAATTCCTGTTTCTGATGGTCCAGCACCTTCGGCTGTTTCTGCAACAGATCCGGAAGTTGTAATTTTTGGAAATGAAACTGTCATTCCTGCGCGTGGCAATGGTCGAGTTCCAATTGCATCAATAGCACCGCGAGCACCAATTTGTGTATCAACAACTGTTGTTACAAACTGAGTTGGCTTAAATGCTGGGTTTGTTGTAAAGCTGTCATCGGCTGCTGTAAGCATTTTTGCATCCTCAGCCTTTGCATGTGCTACCCACTCTGCGCTGTCACGATTTCCAAGTGATGCTTTGACTGAGTGCTCTAAGAAATGAGCTTGTGTTTTAATTGGTGAGCGTGGCTTTGTGTAAGCAACTGGTTGAGTTGCTTGTATTGCCACAGGCTCAGATTTTGTAGCTTCTACCGCTTCGGTCGCGATAGGAGCTGTTTGTGTATCTGACACAATGTCCTCCTGTGTTTTTGTTTGCTCCTCAGCGGTTGCTTCGGAATTCTCTGGTGTTTCACTAGCTGCAATCTCTGTAACTCTTGCGCTGTCAATTGCTGGATCAGTTACAAGGCTGACTTCCATTAACCTTGATGCTTTGACTGTCATTACACCTTTGTTAGCATCAAAATCATCTACGACTACGCCAACGCTAAATCCATCGCGTAATCCTTCGGCTGCCTCTAATAAACTGTCATCACCGGCAATTGTTCCTGCAATCTTAAATGTTGCGTAAATGCCTTTGGCATCTTCTGTTACATCAACCATTTTTCCAATTGGTCTAGTGCGGTCATGCTCAAGCAATAATTTAACAGGCTTGGAAAAGTCAATGCTGCCTTTCTCAAATACTGTTGCACCTGCACTTGTCAAGCCTTTTTCGTCAAATGACACGATTGTGCCAGACATTGTGCGCTTGCGACTATCAGCTGCGGTTAGTGTTATTGGGAAATTGATCTTTAATGTTTTACTCATCGGATCAAATCCTCCTCCTCTTGTATTTGCTCAACGCTCATTGCGCCAACGCGATTTAGGATTTCATAAACTTGCGCACGCTCCAATGCAGATCCACGCAAGAAATCGTCAATGTCAAATCTGACCTCAACACCATTTGGCACAAAATCAGCCATAGAAAGTCTTTGTTCAATTGCAGTTAAGATTGGTCGCAATGAAAAGTCAATTAACGCTTTTCTCTCAGCAGTCATGTTTGAATAAGTCATTGATGTAGTTTCGGCAGATATAAAACTTGCCGGAATACCAACTGCGCGACTGCATTCAAGAGCTAAATATTGACGAGCTTCATTTAATTGTAATTTAGCCGGATCAAATCCTAATGCTTGCAATTCAACATCAGCATTTAAGAATGCAGTTGATCTAGTTGCACGACTTGCTTTCCAACTTTCAAGTAATCTTGTAATGCGCTCTGGTGTAAGGTTTGTGCCATTTGACTTAAGCACCATTGTAGGAACTGGTTCTTTAGCATACATCTCAGCTGCTTTTTCTAATTCTTGTGCTGCTCTTATTGTGCGACCTGCGCGATTAAGCACACCTTCATCTAAACCATTAAATACAACTAAACTGCCAACACCACTAAGTGGTAGTTCCTCACCATCAATTCTGTAAAACAAAATCTCTGTTTGATTGTAATTTAATTGGTAAGTAATTCGATCTGGCGAAATTCTTGTCCATGCTCTTACTCTTGCGCCATCGCTGTCTGAGTAACTATCTAACACTTGACCATAAGCAAAACCAGTGAATAAAATGTCCTCGGCTATCCAAGCGTATGTCGCACTTCCTGGAATTCTTGGATCAGGTTGCATTAGAACTCTTGTTGGTCGAATGTGTTCTTTTGTAAAATGATTGTAAGTTTCAATTGGTAATGATCCGACTGTTGAGCAAATTATGTTTCTTGCTCTTGCACATGCTGGCACAGACATTGCTTGCTCACGCGTTGCAGATTGTGTTCCAAAGAATACGCCACCAACGGCAGCTTGAATGTTGTAAGGCGCATAAGATGCAGCAACATCAGTTAGTGGTGTAATTGTCTTGTTTGTGATAAAACGATCTAATAATCCCATTAGCACATAATATACCATATAACCTAATTATCCGATTTGTATGTCTATTTCCGTTTCAGGTTGTGTCGCAAAATATGTTACTAAAGCGGTTGCAACGCTGGCACAAACTGCCACACGACTTGCTCGCCTTCCAATAATCCAACTTCCATCACCATAAGGTAATTTTGCAGCTGATAAGGTTTGCTGTGTTAATTCCTCTTGTCCAGAATGCTGCAACCTGTGTGAGTTTATTGCTCCAAGCCATCGATCACAGCTCTCTGCATAAATAGCCCCATCCATGTCAGTTACTTGAATGCCGGCAGGAACTAGCCTTGATGCAACTGCTTGACTTGTCCTTTTGCTGTAAGCCACAGTTTGCGTGTTGTATTTCCTGACATAAGGCGCAATATCGTTTGCAACTGCTAGATCATTTAAGCTGTAATCATTTGACCAAGTATGGAGCAATTGCACATAAAATCTTTCACCCGATAACTTCTGTGCAGCTACCAATGCTCCAAACTTTCTATCAGGTGACAAGTCTAAGCCAAGCCAAGTGGGTTGCTCAGGATCAAGCGGTATTGCATCAATCTGACACAAAGCCCATTTGTTGGCATCTATTGCAGCATTTATTGTATCGACCCATTGACAAAGCACTTCAGTTCGAACTATGTCGGGCGGATCATTTAGAACGGCTTTGAGGTTATCAGGATGGATAGTTGCACCAAGCGATGGGTTGGCTTGGGCAAATGCATCCCAATTTATTTCACCAGACGGAAGGAGTATTGGTGCATCAGGTTCTGCACTCCACTCAAACCAACCTATCGTGTCGGAAGGGTTCGCAGCTGCTGCAAGACCGCGTTCCCGAAGTTTATTCAAAATAACAGAATGCTGATCACCAGCATTTGAGTAAGTCCAAACCTGTGGGTTTTTGCTACTCATCATTGTGTAACGCATTGATGACCAAGCATCCTCATCTTTGTATTCTCTTAACTCATCAAGATGAATTGTGGCTGGCGCAGAAATTCCTCGAGATGCATTGTTTGCTGCTTTAACAACAAAGCGCCTACCACCCTTTAATTCCATTTCCTCAGCACCATGTTGCCATCTAATCTTTTTAATCTCACTTGCCAACTTGTCATTGCCTTCAATAATCGTAACCATCTGTCTAAATGTTTCTAAGGATGTGGTCAATCGGTGCGCTGATGTCAATTGCAAGTTTTCGTTCCAGACATACATGCCGGTCAAGATACGCAACATCATAAATGTCGATTTTCCGTTTTGACGAGCCAAACACAAATTGTTTAATTGAGAGTGCCATCGACCATCGGGTTTAACTTTATGACCATGTATAGCAACAAACTTTTGCCATTCCATCAAGGGTAAGCCAATCTCAGCTGCAAAATCAATCATTTCTTGACCTTTAGACGGCAAATCGTTCAAAGGTGAGTGAATTCGGGGAGTTGCAACACCTCCTAAAGTCGATGCATATTGATTAGTCATGCTTGCTCCCGATTTAGGCTCATCTAAGGCGATGCTGGCAATTCGTGGCTTATTGATGCGTTTTGTGGGTTAGAAATAGAACGGGGGGTCGGTGG